GCGTCCTTTATCTTATATCCGTCAGTTTCCGATAAGTAATCAGCGTCCTTGACCCGGAAACCAACAGAAAAGGCTCCAAGGACACCGTCTTTAACTAATTCGCATACACCTTCCGGTGCAGACTTACTAATTTTTGCTTCTAACTCTAAACCATTTGGAGTTACTTTCAATCCTGTAGCGCGTCCAATTGGTTTATTGTAATCATGATTAAAAAGAATAATCGGATTATTCTCAAAGTTCTTCAAGCCTCCCTTTGCCCATGCATCAGGAGAAATAGTATCTCCAGCACGATCAAAATCATTTGTGCTTGCCATACCTCGAATCATCACACTTCCGTCTTCAACAGATTGTGACTTAAAAGTAGAGGTTAGATTAAATATTTTATTCATCTTCTTCCTTCTCTTCTGATGCTTTAGCAAGGGCCTCTAAAGGATCAGGCTTTGAAGAGTCTTCTTCTTCAACAGGCTCAGGTTCAGGCTCCGGCTCAGGAGCTGGCTCCCCTTGTAACTGTGCCCATATATCTGGATGGTCTTTTTCTATAAAGCCAACTAGTCGAGACCAGCTTCCAAACAGATTCATTAAATTACCAGACCTTATACCTGTAGGACCAGTAATCATATCAAACTCTTTTTTACTTAGAACTTTGCCTTCTTCTAGCATTACCATTGCCGCAGCTTCTATTGCAACATCTCTTCTTCGTATGCTACCCATCTTCATCTCCTTCTGTTGGTCTGCCACCTTCATCAGGGTTTGCAGCACTTCCTGCTATATTTGCAGGTACTCTTAAATCGTCATATCCCTCTACAGGCTCAAAGCCTAAATGATCTCTCGCTTCGTTTGGAGAGATAATTCCAGTGTTTACTAAAGCTGAATAATACTGAGCTTGATCTCTCATTTCAGGCTGTAATGCAGGAACGTCTGTCACATCTTCTTTTAATTCAAATCCAAAAAATCTTTCGAGTCCAAAATGTAATTTCTTTACTATAGGTAGTATAGTTTCTAAGTAATACATTCTCATATTAGGACGAATGTTTGCATTATTTCCTGAGTCTAAAAGCAATGGAGGAACTCCAAGTGCTTTTAGTATAATCTTTTCATTTTCATGTATAGCTGCTTGAAAATCTAATTCTCTAAAATTAGTATTCGTATAACTATCTATCTCTAATCCTCCATCTAGAATCAAGGGTCTTCTACCACCAGAGTCTGGTCGATAACGAAGAGACCATGATTGTATCATTCTCTCTTTTATTTTCTCACTTAAAGTATTTGGACTTTTAAGTACTAATCCTGGCACAGCTCCATTCTTAAAAAAGTTATCTTGAAACTGTCTCATGTTCTGCATTAGAATCATAGTTCTAAGTGCAGGTTTAAGTCGAGAGATACCTCGATAAATAGAATAGAAGGAATTATCTTTGATATGTATTATTTCGGAAGGTTTATAATCAACTAGCTCATTAAAAGTAAACTTATCAATGTAGGAAGTTTTGCTTGAATGAATATTTACTTTATTGGCTGGAAGATGATATAAATGTACTCCATCAAAATATATAAATATATTTCCGTCTAATAAAAAATCTGTAATCAGATTTCTTTTAAAGGTACTTATGTCTTGAAAAGGATTTGGTTCTTTATTAAGTAGTAATCTTACTCTTGATCTTTTTATTCCTTTTACAATACTCTGTAAGCCTTGTATCTGCTCTCCTACTGTTGTTTTAATTTCTGAAGTATCATCTACAATAAGATTAACACCTCTGTTTACAATTTCAATGTCTTCATAAGCCTTCTCGTATTTAAAAGTAAACTCCCGAGAAGGAGTTGTTTGATGATCGTAGTACTGTTGTGCAGGATTTAACTTTTCCTCCACTTCTGGCTCTCTTCTTAATATACGATCATACCATGCCATGTTTTTCTCTTTGAATTTCTACCCAATTTTCCTGCTTTTTAGCGGTTGTGAGAGCCGGGTCTCTTCCATACACTTTATGTAACTGTCTATGGTGTGCATGGCATAGCGTAACTGTGTGTTCATACAATTCCGCCCAATGTTCCTGTATGAACTCTTCCCGAAAGATTAAAACATGTTCAGGAAGTAACTTATTCTTTTTCACATAATTGTGTACCAAAGGACTTAACGAATAAAAATGGTGAAAATCAAGTTCCTTTGTTGCCCCACAAATATAACACTCAGTGCCTTTATCATATTTGTTTTTTGCTTTATCTCTTATATATTTTACGATGTCTCTTTTTAGATCCATTTTCGAATACCAGAATTATAGCGAATATGAGGTATCATGTCAAACATTATTTTTGATATGGTATCTCTAGAAGCCGCTGTTTGATGTTTCAAATGAATACAATGCATAACGCAATGCATCCGCCATATGTGACGCACGATTGTGCTTCGGTTTCTCTTTTAAAAGGTTTGGATTTGGATCCCATTGGTATTGATCTAACGATTGGAGGGTTTCATTACAAGTTTGATCAACAAGTAATCTATTATTATCTACGATTGCTTGTACATGGGAGATTCCATCTAAGATTGATTTCTTTGCATTTACAGTAGTAATATCGTAGTTTTGTGCAAAGTCAAAACGTGTTTGTTGAGCAGCAGAGTCAATATAGATATAGTCGATATCCCATTTATCTATAAGTTCTCGTATTTCGACAGCGTGCTGCTCGGTTGTTCTTTCTGCATCGAGGTATTCGTCCAAGAGAAAATATTTTTCTTCATCCCAAGAATAAGCAATAACGCAAAAAGCAGTAGGATCGCGATACCCAACATCAAGTCCCGCAAAAATATCCATTCCCGATGTATCCATCTCATGGAATCCGCCCACGCATTCGTCAAATTTAAAGTTCCAGACCTGTCCTTCATAAGTATTGAAGTCGGCTTCATACTCTTGTCGAAACTCAGCCTCGGACATACTTTTTCTAGCTTCCTGAATATCCGTTTCAGACATTCTAGGATTAGACTTATAACTCGCCTTAATGGAAATCCACTCTGGAAAATCATCAACAAATCCCCTATCGAAAAACTCGGCAAACCAGTTATTTCTACCTCGAGGAGTAGAGATAAAGATTGCTTTTGAATTATCTTTATCAAGAGTTGGTCGCAAAGCTACATTGAAAGCATCTTTACCATCAGCAAGTGCGGCCTCGTCAAAGATTATTAAATCGTAGGATCTACCAACACACGAATCTACTTGATTTACAGAGCCCATGCGTATCGTAGAACCGTTTGAAATTTCTATTACTTTATCTTTTGCGTTATCTCTAACTACTTCTAGATCAAAGTGTTTGATAAGTGTTCTTTGTAAATCAAAAGAGATTTGCGAAAGAGCATAGTTTGGAGACATAATTAAAATATTTGAAGAAGGAACTAGTGAAACAAGCTGACCAATTATATTCGCTATGTATGTTTTTCCTTGTCTTCGTGAGATTGCCGCACAGACAAAACGATACTTCGGATTATTTATAGCATTTATAATTGCTACCTGGGAAGGTAGAGGAGTAATTCCTAGTAGCTCCATATATGGCTCTACTGGAAGTTTTAAAAATTTATCTTCTGGAGAATAATCACAGATATATTCTGCTAATATATCTTTGCGGCTGATCTCTATTGTCATTTAGTCTTATCCCATTTAATCTCGAATTTTTTTAGAAGCGCTATAATACCATCCTTGTACTAGTTTTACTGCGACAATATTCCACCAATATTGTGATTTATGAAAATTATAGCCCTTGTCTTCTAAGTAATCTTTTCGACACCACTCTTTTTGAATATTATCTAAGTAACGCTCTTTATATCGAAGAACTGCATGTCCTTCTCCTCTTACTGTGCAGAACTTAATTTTGTACCCACCAAATATAAGATTCCAAAACATCTTTATATAACTTCTGCCTGAGACTTCATATAAGTATGTCAAGGAATAATCCTCACAGTCACCTTCAAAAGGAAGCTGCTTCATTACATACCAAGCATCCCTTTTTCCGTATGCATTCTTATCGTATACATACTTGAAATTTTTATTTAAATGTTCTAAAAACTTTACTTCCTGCTCATCCATGCCGATACCCCCATATATGCACCTACAACACCTGCTTGTGCTATGTAAAATAACCCCAATAAGTCAGCCAAGGCTGACACCCGACTCTCAGAAACAAAGGGAGTAAAGAGTGCCATACTGAACACTATCATTGATCCCATTGCTACCCAAGCCATTCTTTTTTGAGCTTCTGATTTTTCTTCTCGAAGCTCAATCTCAAGCATATCTTGAGATCGTTTTATTTCTTCATCTGAGACTGTACCATCCCCATCTAAATCAAATTCATTATAGTGTGAATCCTTTTGTAATCGTTTTACCATTTAACTTTATCCGCCCAGTAAGCTGCTGACATCCTACCCTTTGCTATATTTTTACGAT